TGATTGCTTGTTGGTATAGTTTGAAATTCTAAATTAGATCGAATTTTTTCACCTATGCTGACTTGATCAAACTTGATATCTTTTATTTCTAAAAAGCAATCAAGCTCAGCATCGGGCTGACAATCCCATGTTCTGTTTTCGCCAAACGATTTTCCGTAATGCTCAAATTTTAATTCGTTGGCTTCTTTGGCATCTAATTGAAGTATAATATTTTCTTGACCGGTAATTTCGCGATCAAATAATATTTGATTATTATGATATATTCGTAAGAAGGGCCAATGGTTACAAAAATGTCCAACGGCTACAACTTCTAAATTTACCATGAATTATTCTTCTACGAAGTCTACTACTTCGCCATCAATAGATGCACAGATAACACGCACATTGCCTGCTTCGTCTTCAACTTCTAACGGCCCCCAAACCCAACACTCTGTGTCGCTCAAGTACCAGTCACCGTCGCCATCTTCTTCTAGTGCGTATGCACCTTCTTCTTCAATAAGTTCACGTAGGCGTTCAGCTTCATCTTCGTCCTCAACTTCAATGTCAGTGTCTCCCCAGCAACCGCCATCGTACATCTCGACCAAATCCGTTGATTCAATATTGTCTCCATTAAGACTGAATAAGTCTACACTGTCTTTCTTACCATTGCCCCCGGGCACTTCCGCAAATTGAATATCCGGGAACTTGTCATCTGTAGTTTCAATGGTAAATTCTGCAAAGCGGAATCCGTCATGCACGATAATTTTGTCATCGTTTTTGCGATTATAGAAATATTCAATTTGTTCGCAAGATTTTTTGTAATGTGTTCTAATTGTCCAGGTCGCCATTTCAGCCTCCTTGTTCGCTATCTTTTGGGGGGAACGGCCATGCATTGCTGGGAGTTGGCCGAGGTTTTAATTTAACGTTTTCTTCAATAACTGTACCATTGTCATCGCATAAACTAACTTGGAAAGGTCCGTATATATGCACAGCACTATCTTCTTCCTGCCAATTGTGTTCGCCATCATAAAGCCAACCTGCGCCGCCTTTGTAATACAGTTCCTTGAGTTCTTGTTGTTCTGTTTCGGAAATATCATCACTGAATTCCCAATCAATGCTAATGCTGTCATCAAACTCACAACCCCAGCCAGCATCAGGTTTACAATAGGCAACATCGTCGCCTTCCCAAGGAAGATTGCAATCCATGTCTTCTTCAATAAATCCTTGCCCCCAGCGATAGGTTTCGTCAATGTTAAACCAACTAGTAGATCCGTCTGCGTTTTCACGAAACATTTCTACATGGTAGACAACACTTTTCTTTTCTAGCGGTCTAATTAGATAAACCCTAGACATTTAGCTGTCCATTTCCATGTTAATTGTTTCTTTTACTAGAGCAATTAATTCTTCTTCTGAGGTGCAGATAATCTTAGCATTAGCCCATTCGTTATCGCTGTCTTTGCCGCCAACTTCAATCATGAATCCGTTGTCATATCGATTAATGGTAAAAGAGTCTGACACTTTGTATAGTTTGTCACTGATTTTTTTTAGAGATTTCATTTAAATATTCCTTCGTATTATCTTTTGCAGTTATTTACGATGTTCATGAATTCATTTCTCACCGCTGGATCTGTTTTAAACACGCCACCTAGCTTGGATGTAACTGTGCTTGACCCTGTATCTTCCACGCCTCGGCTCTTGACGCAATAGTGTTGAGCATCAATTACAACGGCAACGTTGTCAGTTTCTAGAATAAACTGTAGTGCATGATACACTTGTTCTGTTAGACGTTCTTGAATCTGTGGACGTTTGCTAAAGTATTCAACAATGCGATTAATCTTAGAGAGGCCTAACACTTTTTGATTAGGAATGTATGCTACAGTAGCAACACCGTCAATCACAACAAAGTGATGTTCGCAGTTGCTTTGTACATTGACGTTGCGCTCAACCACCATTTCGTCGTACTTCATTTTGTTGTCGACTGTGGTACACTTTGGAAACGCTTCGTAGTCTAATCCCCAAAAGATCTCGTTAACATACATCTTGGCCACACGTTTAGGCGTATCGCAGAGACTATCATCATTGAGGTCTAGCCCCAGCACTTCCATGATATGTTTAAAGTCTTTTTCAATCAGTTCAATTTTATCTTTACGATCAACTGAATGTTTAAAAGTTGGAGTTTCCACCCCGCACTTGACCAAGTGTTCGTGTACACGTTGACCCAGTTCTGGGTCGCATTTTGTTTTATTATAACTCATTTAGATAACCTTCCTTTGTGATGGTTTGTTTTTGATATTTTGCTACCGTTGTGTAGCAATGTTATTTAGTATTAGTTTACTAGATTTAGTGCGGAATGTCAAGCAAGAAAGCCCGATATCTGCATGGTATATTTGTCTTGCATACCAGCATTTGCACCTAAATGTAATACATCCGAATCCCAAATAAACCCTTCTCCTGCATGCCAGTTGATGCTGGTTTCAATTCCAGCATCAGTTTGGTATTGTATAAAATGACCTAGTTTATAGTCTTCAAGATAGATGTTGGCTCTAACTTTAGTTTTGGTATTACTTGGATCACGTTTTGAAATTTGATAGAATGTGTCTCTATGAAATGGTATCACACAGCCTGGTGGCTGTAAAATGGTAGACACGGTGATGACTTCCATGCCGAGCTGTTCTCCAATGTTGTTGAAATCGATCTGAGATTGATCCCACCAAAGCTGATGTATTACTGTATTTTTAGCACAGTAAGTTTTTGGAAAGCCGCCAAATTTTTCGTGTATATCAGTTAGTTCATGTACTTGGTGTGCTATACAACTACCGGTATGTTGCGAATAGTCGGCTGATAACAGCGCAGAAAAGTCAAGTTTTAATTTTACCGGTTTATGAAACATTATGTATTTAATGATTAATTTTGATAGTTCTACAATCCGGATAGTTATAAAAACGATCTTCTTGCTGAGTAAATTTTTTCTCCAGGAGCAAATTTAATCCAGTGACACATTCTTCGGGTCGCATGTAATAATGAAATCCTAGCTCAAATTCTTTTTGATCTGCCCAAGGATTGAATGTAAAAATATCTCGACCATCCATGCGCATGCGGCTTGCCCGCTTGTATAGCACTGGATCATCAGTTAGTATACATCCACCGCGACCTATTTGTAAAGGTTTAGTATGCCCAAAGCTAACGCACTGCACTGCACCAGGCCTGTACATGTTTTCTTCAAAGATTCTTGCCGAATCCCAAATATTGGTGCCTTCAAACAAATATTCACCGCGCCAGCTAGTATCAGTTAATGTATACGGAATTCCTAATTCATGCATAACCATTAGCACACTGAGATAGGTTCTTGCCGGAAATGCGATTGCTTGTTTATTGTGCTTCAACAACATGGCAATTTTAATAGCGTGAGTTCCGTTATCTGTGGTAATACAATAAGGAGCACCTGTATAGGCAGCCACTGCTGATTCAAATTCTTTGACTGCGCTCCAAGGGTCAGCAAAATCAGTGACTTTATACATCTACTGTTCCTGTTATCTGCATAGTATATCTTGCCTCAGTTCCAAAGTTGCCGGCATAATGTGGAGTATCGTTATTCCAATAAACAAAGTCGCCTCGGCGCCAGTTAACTATGGCCTGGCCACCAACTTCCATATAATGCCCACTTTTCCAATCGTCAAGAAACACAATACATCTCCATATTTTTTTCGGATCATCTATTTCTAATATGTCACAATACTTAGAATAATGATCGCTGTGCAACGGCAAAGCTTCGCAGGTCAATAATCGAAAAAATGATATTCCTACATTTTTCCAAGGCATTAATTTAAAAAACGGCTGCGCATAATCAGGCATAACATTGGTCATGTTATACACTCCGCCGTTGTAAGTCAATCGGTTGCCGTAATCAGACTCCCAGCGTTTAATATCTTCTATATTTGCCAGTTGATAATAGGTGTAATCGAGATTCTTAAAGTCATCTGACCACCAAGGAGTAACGTGCCCTTGACAATAATTAGTTATGTAGTTTTGTTGTACCATTTCCAAGCATGAGATACCATGTCGTGTAAGTTAAATTTTGGTTTCCAATTAGAAACTGTTTTGTATTTACTTGCATCGGCAGTGAGTACAGCAGGATCACCTTCTCGTATTGGCCCAAACACAATGTCTTTGTGAGTCCCAGTGACGGAAAATGCAGTGTTAATTACTTCTAAATTACTGGCACCACTGTCAGTGCCAATATTATAACTTCCTATTGGGACTGCATGATTCAAGGCTAAAATATGTGCATTGGCAATATCTTCAACGTGAATGTAATCACGCACACATGTGCCATCGTCTGTTTGATAGTTATTGCCGTTGCAGGTAAACGTAGCATTATTTTTTATGCTTTCTAACACCCTAGCAATAATATGAGTGGCGTTGCTTTCTTGTCCATGCCTACCTTGACTATCAGCACCACAGGCATTAAAATATCTAAATGCAACATAGTCAAAATTATATGCAGTGTGATATGATTTTAAAATCCATTCCATAGTTAGCTTGGTCTGACCATACGGACTAATCGGTTCCAATGGATCGATTTCCTGGCATGGATTCATAACAGGATTGCCATAAGTGGCTGCGCTACTACTAAAGATAAATCTAGTCTGCAATTTACTTTCAACTAGCTTATTCAATAAAATGATATTTTTGTATACATTATTAACCCAATACGTCATGGGATCTTGTACGCTTGGCCCAACCAAACTAGTACCTGCGCAATGTATAATAGCATCGGGCGCATAATATGCTATCCACCCTAATGCTATATCGTTGGAAAAGTCTTGTAACAAGAATGCATGACAAACATCTTGCAGATGATCTGGCAATGGTCTGCAATCAATCCCCCACACTTCATGTCCGGCATCACGTAATTGCAAGGCTGTTTGCCCGCCAATAAAACCAGATACACCGGTTACAATAACTTTCATTCTTCAACCTTTACCACTTGATATTTTTCATGTGATACATGGTCACGATATCGATTGCCACCACGATACCATTTTGCTGCCTTGCACTCAGGACCACCTTCAACAATTGTTCCTGCTGTTTCCATAATATCAATCACACGATCAATTGTTCCGTTGTTCCAGTCACTGATCAATCCCATATTATGATGCGGATTGACAAGCAATAATTCTAATTTAGTAAATGCATCATCTATGCTCCAGGGAACATAGAGCCTGTTAGGGTCATTTGCAAAGGTCTCTGGGAAACTGCGATATGCAGGATATAGGACGTTACAGCCCAAAGTGTCAGCTTCTGAAACAGTGTTAGAGACCCAATCCTGAAGGGCACAATTAAACAACACCCTAGTATCATTGAGAAGATTATAGTAGTCATTTTTACTTAAATTTTCATAAATCTTTAACTTACCCTCGGCCTCTAACTTACGAGCACGTTCGATGTACTTAGGATTGTTGCTACGCAATGGTCCGCCTTGAAAGATAGCAAATTCTGTACGTTTGTGTCGACCTTGAGAACAATACATTTCAATCAGGTCCAGATAGAAGTCTGGTTGTTTCTCTTGGTCAAATCGTGCGGCAAACCCTACTCGCATTTTACGATCAGAGAATGGTTTAATATTGCCCGCACCGCCAATGCGCTCTAGCACTTCCTCTTTGCCAAATGCTAGGCCACTAATATTATATATAGGAGCACGCCATCCAGCAATGCGCATATGAGCAACCATCTCTTCGTTCGTTGCGAGAACTCCTGTAACGAACTCATTAACCATGTGTTCGTAGAGACCCATCCATTTCGCCATACCCCAAACATGAACAAAGTCATCAGGATCAATGGACTGAGCAAGACACCTAACAAAAACACGGGGACGCTGATCAGCAGAGATTTGATCAAATATGTAAGGAAGGGATTCGATGCCCGGTTGAAACATGTCTTCAAAGTAGATAACATCTTCATGTGTAACTTCTCCATTCTTCATCATTTGAACCAAGTTCATCATTTGGCTCATGCCAAAATAACTGCGCCCATGTGCATCTAACACTTGCCCAACACTGATTGCCTGTGTGTTGTCAATGGTTGTTCCTGGCACATAAACAACGTCTAGATCACGTTGATTAAAAACACGTCGGTTCCACTCTGTTAATTGTAGTGTGTAACGGGCTTCGTAACTTTCCAAGCCCATGTAGTATAGTTTTCTTATCATGAACGTCTAATGCTAAAGCGTTGCAGGTCTTGATCCCACATATCTTTTGCATTCTTTCCTTGAGAAAATTTATTAAATTGTTGATATGCATAACTTTTAAAGTTATACAAATCACCTTCGTTATAACGATAGCCATATGTTTGACAAAAGTCTTGAAGTTTTTCCAAGTCGTCAAAGATTTTGTTAACAATGGCATTGGGTTTATATGTTGTCTTGCCCATTATATTACCTTTTTAAATTACCAGATTGTGTGAAGGTTGAGTAGTGTTGTAGTAAATTGTGGCACCGTTCTCACCATCTTCGGAGACAGTAATCTCAATGTCACGTTCGGGATAGCGAGTAGCAATTTGCTCAAAGAGGTCATCGCTAATCATTTCACAACTCTTGTAATTCAATTCAAGTGTTCCGCCTTTATAAAGATTTTCTAACCAGCTTTTAAATTGAATGAATTCAATATCCCTATCATTGTGAAATACTTGAATCGCCACATTAAAGTGAAAGATGTGTCGATGTGGAGTTCCTAAAAAGCTGACATCATACTCATCACCTGTAGCAAGTGCTGGGTCTGTTGCCGCTGCCGGGTATTTATGAATACCTTCTTTTTGAAATGTAATAAAAATCATACGCCTAGCATGATCTTTAATACGGTTACGTTTTTCTGTTTTTGCAAGGAGTTGTTGTTCAATCATAGTATTACTCTTAATAAAAGTTAAAGTGTTTTGTCGTTGTTGTATTCGGACCAATTGGTAAAGCATTTGCGATCTAATAGATTGTGCAAACTGTGGCACCATACTCCAGGATTGGTTGCTGAAAAGTCTTTGTCATCTAACTTAATTGTAGCATTATATCCCAGCTGTTGTAAATAGGGCAATTTCACCGAAATCATTGGAATAAAGGTGTGACGTTCGGTCAAACCTGATTCTAGCAACCCTTCAACGCAGGAAACATCTATATCCAGGGTACACAGGTAACCCTGATCTAAAAAATGATAAATCATATTTTCCCATTTAGCCCATTCAGCACCGTTATTAACCTGGATTCCCGGGAAACTGTGGTTAGCACCAAAATAGATATGTTTGATATGTTTTGATTTATCTTCGTAACCATTAAAATCATCTAGCCAATCTTGAATGTCTTGCTTTGGCTGTACCCCTACTACAAATAGTGTATGAAGGCCTAGTGCTGGAGTTTGTTCAATTTCGATGCCGGTAAAAAAGTTAACCTGTTCGTGTCCATCTCGGTTCATTATATTTTCCTTAGGTTATTCCATATTTCGTCGCGTTCAGGATCGTATGGTATCCATTGTTGATTGTATATGTTTTTTGATAACAAGTCAAGTCTTTTTTGATCAATTTTAAATAATCTATTAGGTAACAGCACCTGTTTGATCCATTCAAGATGCACAACGGGACTAGGTTGAATTTCATTTTGGCGAGTAGTAGAAAACTCGGGTAGCTTGCTGAATGATTCAAGGCCAAACCAAGGGCGATGCCACATCCAATTAAATTCATTGCAATCTTTCTTTTGGTCCGGTGTCAAGTAATCAAAATTGTATGTGCCAAAAAAACAGTGATGTTTTAAAAGTTTCCCAGCACTCCATATGTAATTAAAAGATCTTAGATTAGACTGCTTTGTTTGTATGTATTGATGATATTGCTGAATTTCGGGCACAGTACTAGCACTGGTTAACCACCAAGTTTGATCGTTGACTATAGTTAGATTGTCCGAATACGTTAAGTCCGATCCTATTATGGCATCCCAGGAAGAATCTTCAATGATTTTATCAAATCTTTTTGGCATAGCCCACTGGACTAAAAATATAGCGTCTGGATCATGCCTAACTGTGTCAATGACATTACTGTATATAAACTCATTACCGGCGCCAATGCCGGCAATATTAATAACATTATAATCGGGTAACAATGCTTGTAATATTTGTGGCCATTCGGGCCACAAATGACCGGTTGCAAACCCATCACCAAATGTATAAATGTTAGTTGTAAGCATAGTGCTCCTTGGTCGATACTTCGTAGTCAGCTTCCATAAAACTGTTATACTCGGGAGTATCGCGACTAAAAATAAATTGATTCTTTTCCACCCAAGTATCAACACGAGACAAGTCAGGATCTACAACCAAGTGTTGACACAGGGTTGTTAACTTTGATGTTTTGTTAACTATGTCCGAAAATTCAATATGATGTATATTTGGTTTATCGCATTGGTAAAATGGTGTTAGATAACTTTTAGCAGTTTCTCTCATTAGATCAATTCGTCCCATGCCGGTATATTGTTCCCATTGCGGCTTAAAAAATAAGTTGTATGCACGTAGCCAACGATATAATTTACTCTGTAACGATTCTGTTGTAATTGAAATTACATTAGAAAATTTAGCAGTATCTAACAGTATAGGATGACAGTGTGTTCCTAAAAATCTCTTTGACAGCCAATCTGGATTAAATCCTTGTTTAAATACCTTCTCATAAGTTTGATCAAACTCGGCAACATCATACGAATCGTACACTGACCAGTTGTCACCAATAAACAAAAAATGTTCCATGCTGGTAACTGTTTCTCCAATTTTTGTTCGAAATTCAGGAGTCTTATTTAAAATATTGCAGAGTAACCCGCCACCGGTATAGTGCGGATAACAGACTAAATTCATAAAGAGTTTTCTAAGTTATCTAATAGATCAGAGTTCAATCCAGTGTCGTTGTCGTCAACTTCGGCCTGTTTGAATAAGGTATTAAACATGCCTCGAGCACTGGTTGTTTTCTTACCAGTGAATCCGCGTGTACCAATAATTAATTCAAATGCTCGAGAGTAATATTCAATTTTTGCAAGACTGCGATCTCGATCTTGCTGACTAAAGATATCTTCAACAATGTTTTTAAAATTATATGCAGGATCAGTGACGCCGGCCAACATTTTAGGCAGTGTGCCTTGATCGTACATTTGATTAGCTAACTGTACTGCGTTAATGTGATGCCAGACGTTATGTCCCATCATTAGTGCATAACTAAATGAATCCCAGCTGGTTTTGCCTTCTAGTCCGAGTTTATTTAGATCACCAGGACCATAGACACAGATATTAGACACTTTAAGATGTTTAGATATTGGACTATCATCAAACACATCGTGAACACCGTCTTGAAGTACTGCATCACGGAAACTGCGTTGATCAGTGGCGTATTGTTTGTTATCTGCGGTTGGCTCCATTTTGTATGTCCACTTGTCAAACGGATCACAACGTGTTGTGTAATAAATTTGACCATTTGCAGTAGCTAAAAATGGACTGGCACAATCAAAGCTAATGGTAAATTGTGGATTGTGATATTTGCGTACTGCACGTTGAATGTCAGTGAGCAACACTGCCCATTCTAGCTTGCTTGTGCCCAAGAAGTGCATCCAATCGTGAACACCGGGCTGTAATAATCCATCATGCATTAAGGTAATAATTCGACGTAGTACAAGGTGTACATCACACATATTCTGACCACCCATGCCCCATCCGTTAAAATGCCTTCCGGGATATTTGACTGGATCACAGTAATCCTTCATTTCCTCATACCACGAATCTGCATCATCGTGGTTAGCACCTTGAAGAACGTTTAAGAATTTAGTACCGCCTTCTTGATATCCTTTACGATTATTAATAAAGTATTCGTTGTTGTACTTGGTAGCATCAACTGCGTCTTGGTAAGTGTAAATTCCTACTTTTTCACTTGAACCCGGAACCTGTGGAGTCCAAGTTGGAATATCCAATGTCATTGCATAATTGCTAGTGCCATCTAACCATTTAAGCACAGTTTCTCTGCGCTTCTGTGCCGCAGTTATTTTACTTTGATACTCTTTTAAAAGATCAACTTCAATTTCTTTGCCTTTGGCATTTAGTCGTTTTTGTTTGCCCATGGCCGCACAGTCTTTGAGAGTCTTTTGTACTGCGGCACTATTTGGATCTTTCCACTCGCCTTCCCATACACCCTTGGCAATCTGGAAACCCCCCGAGTCGCCTAACAATATGCTGTTAGGGTCGCGATTGCGAGTCATATCCTCTTTGGGATTAAATGTAGAGACATCTAAGTCAGCATGTCCTGCACTATACAAACTCCAGCGATAAGGAAACAGTCCTTTTTGTGGGTTCAGCCAGTTCATCATTTCCATGTCCGGCATATTTTTAGGCATGCGTGTTACATCAACATAGTTTTCATATCGTTGCCGACCTATGTATGTGCTATAGAAGCTAGAGATAGCTGGCAGGAATACTGCATAGTCTTTTTGTTTTGCTGTTAAATTATCTTGTTCAGACGACATTTTTTTCCTTAACTGTGAACAAGTTGAAATATATCACTGTCAACTTGATTCCATTTTAAATTATTACTTTTAAAATCATTCTCGGTTACACCAGATGAATTTTTATAAAAACCCCAAGTGCTACCAAAAAAGTTATACTGATGCAATTTTGCTAGATTTGCTAGATTTGCTAGCCCTAGTCTGCGCCAATGCACACACTTGTTCCACGTTCCACCTACCACTAACCAATTTTTTACATGCGGCACAATATTATTAGAGTGCTTGACAAAACTTTCAACATCATATAATGCAAATGTATTTAGACCGAACACTTGATTAATGATTTTTTGAGACATAATAAAATTGTTACAGTTCTGTAGCATTGCAAGCATAACATCTTGATCAAACTTTGACCAATTGTATGTAACAAATGTATTATACACGCTGGGATCTTGAAAGTCAATACGTGTGCCATAGCTGGCATTGATTATGCTATCAAACTTAAACTGTTTGAGATGATCAGGTAAACGATCTAACCACTCCGAATACGAATCAGTAAAATAGCCTGGATCCGGACCGGACTCCCATAAATCGAGACAAATAAGGCCTTGAATATTATCCATGTTCATTCTTGTCAGTAAAGTTGTCACATGCTTGGGTATACAAGTCAATGTCTTTAGAAAGGTATTGCCAGGCATAGTGTACCCCATCACCAAACAAGTTGTTTATTCTAGCAGACAACTCTCTTTTTTCATTGGCTAAGTAATCCCCCAAACTCCATTTTAAACTGTTGTCAGTTAAACTGGCTTGTAAGATCCAAGGTGAACGATAGATTGACAGCAGTTTTGGTGTTGACAAATTGTCAATATCGTACTGCCGTGCAAATTTTTCTAACATCTTAAAGACATCAATACCAACTTGGTCAGCGGGTATCCATGTTATTTGATCACAGTATTCCTGCCAAATGTCATAGTAACTCATAGAGTTAATATTCACAATTGGCAACCACTTAACAAAGTTACAAAAATTTTGATCATCTAATAGATACACACAGTTGTTCTGTAGTAGATAATCTACTAGAGTGCGTGTTCTACGTTTAATGGGATCAATAATAAATGAAAATACATGATCCTTGTCCCACTTAACTTGATCAAACAATATTGGTTGCCAGCCTAACGTAGTTAGTAAGTTAGTCCAGTATACGTCCTCAGAACCGAAACTTTTAGCATAGACTAAGTTTCGGTGCCGATAAAAAACACCATACATTGACAACCATACGTTATCAGACATTGATTACTTGCTTTGTGCAGGGATAATATAATTGTAAGTTGCTAATCCAGAATTTACAGTAATCTGCGCCGCACCATCATCGGAAATTCTGAATGTCTTGTCGCCAGTTAAACTTAGAATTGACATGATCTGTTGAACAGGCCAAGACCAAGCACGTTTAAGTTGACCCTTGACATCAGAGTGAAATACAAATTCACCAGCGTGTGTTGAGTGATCACCAAAATTAAATTTTAAATCTCCTTTTTCGGTGCGTGCCTGGAATGTCGGCTCTTCGGCGTTGGCCTGTGCCTGCATTTTTAATCGCATGATACTTGCAACTGTGGGCTCAAATTCAACGTGCCAGTTTACACCGCTAAACATAAGGTTTTCAAGTTTGGCATTAACAATTTCTGCAGCCATAAACCGATAGTTATTTTTAAAGTCGCCAACTGCATTTTCAAATTGTACGCCATCTGCATTACCGTTGGCTTTGCGAGTTAGTGCAATTTTTGCATTTTCCTTGTACTCGGGCAAATTCAAAAGAATTTTTAGTTTGCCTAAGTTAGGCATGCCAAATGTGCCAACAAATTCAGCAACTGGTGCGGCAAATTCACCTTCAATGACCACACTCTTGTCCTCGGCTAAGCCGTGAATTTTAGTGTGCTCTGCATCACCGGTTACCTTAATAAGGTCAATACATCCTAGGTCAAATGTATGTTGTACTAAGTCTAATAAATGATCTCTCATAGTTTCTCCTGTTAAATTAAATTGTAAAGGTTTTTAATCGGCATGTCTACTAATACGGGCATAACATTGTCCACCTCGCATGCTCTGTAGTTCACCGGGTTTTTTGAGCTCTAGCCAATCAATACCATCATCATGGAATTCATACAGCATTTCGAATCCCAGATGTCTTGCATACTGTCGAATATGATCACCGTTCATGTAACATGTATAGTTTTTCTCAACTGACAATATACCATGCATAAAATTGCAGTCATTGTAGGTAAATGCAACAAAGCCGCCAGGCTTTAGTTTTTGATAAATTTCTTTAAGAAACGCCTGCACTATTTCAATGGGACGGAAGTTAAAATAACCATACACAAAAAATGCACCAAATTGGGTATCCGGTAATGAATCTAACATCGGTGTATCAGTGCTTTCTTTAAAAGTATAAGCACAGAGTCGATTTTGATATGCTTCGTTAAAATTTTCAATGCTGGGTACTAACAAATCCATGTTTTGATCCAACACATACAAAGGTGAGTACCCTACCATGTCTTTGACAAATTCTTCACGTGCTGGACGAATGATAGCCCCTGGATAAAACGAATGCACTAATCTGTTTAATCGAGTTTTTATAAATTTCTTTATTTCGTCATTGACCGGTAGCTTGCGGTTTAAAATGTATTCAGTGGATTCATAACACATTTCTTCCGAGTATAGCCTAGTACTAGCGGCAAAATACTCTGCCTCTCGTTCCTTGATCATGGCATTATATTGATTAATCTGATCTGCAATGGCCTCGTGAAATGCAATCAATGATTTTGACACTTGTTCTAGTTCAGAAATAACATCTTTATGTGAGATAGGCAAAGACCGCATCACATCATAAATGTTTAAAATATTTTTTAAACTGGCCTCACATGCGTCCCGAGACTTTTGTTCAACTAATATATTTCTTGCCGAGATTAGATTGCTTAACTTCATACTACTTTAAACAATAATTGAAATGTGTTTTCAGTGTTAGTGGCAGATTTTAAGTCCCAGTCGAGCACACCTAATAAGTTGTAAATTTTTTGATCTACAACTGTAGCTTCCATCTCACTATCATCGAACGGCATATCTTTAAACCACTGTGGCAAGTGCAACTCATCTGTGGGGTATCCAATTGATGTCCAGCCCAATGGATTAGATTTAAGTTTGCACACAATTGTTTTCATGCCATCAACGATTTGCAATGAATAATTGTCGCCATTTATTTTTCTCATGTTGTTCCAGTTCAAGGCTGCTCTAACATGCCCGGGCATGTTGGCTTTGCCTTCGCGCTCTTCTTTCTTTTGATACATAGTCAAATTGTTTACACGCTTAGGACTGCCTTTTTCCCAACCCGGTCTTTCAGAAAAAGAATATTTGAACTCTCTAATTTTTTCAATTACTTGAGCACGTTCTACTCCAACTAGAACATCTTCTAAGATTTCACTTAAAAAGTCTTGAATTATCTTGGGCGTATCACTGCGTTTCAAGTCTAGGCCCATGGCCTTAATCTTGCCCGGCTTACCATCTTTGTCCTGGCGCTTGCCTTCCTTGTCAATAATCATTACAGCATATCGTTTCTTAGTAATGAATAGACCTTGACTGGCCACAAGTTCTCGACCGCCTTTGATAATGCCGCCCATTTCTCGCGGACAATGAAATGCCTGTTCCATAAAGCCTGGAAAACTGTCATTGACTTGATCTGCCAAGCCATCGTACAACTGAATACAAATTTCTTTGCTCCAGGGCATGCGTCCTTCTTCAACTTCTTTCTTTAACACTGGCCACGCACTAAAGTAACAACTATCAGTGTCGCCGTATATAATACATTCACCAGTGTGATCTCGACGGCCAGTTAATAGCTCATTTAAATGCCCGTCCATGTGCTTGGCAATACTACGACCAGTTAGTGTTGTACTCTGTCCAATACGTTTGTCAAAGAAACGACAGCCTGGGTTAAGAATAGCACCATACAAGCTGTTCAAGTTAATCTTCTTAACCAACTGGCGCTTGTCCCAGAACTCTTGTTGTTCGTTGTCTGTGGCTTCTTTTAGCTTGGCCTGTAGTTCTTTACGTTCTCGATACCAACGAGCCAACAAACCAGGAATAATGCCTTCCTTCTCATAGGTAAAGATTGTGCCATTAGCCGAAAGAACCCAAGGTCGATTGCTGTTAAAGATAATCTCCCAGATTTCGGCTGCACTGTGAACACTTTCGTTACCGTCCTGCCAGTCAATAGTAAGCTCGGTGCCACGTTGTTGTTCCATGACTGCATTGTATTCAATGCTACCAAACAATCCTTCCCAGGCAGCGGCAAAACTTAAACCCGATTTCATACGATCTCGGATATAGCGTTCGGTCATTGTCGGTCTAAGTTGTCCGACAATTGTTTCTGGGGCCATGTTAAGAGCGCGGATCGCTGAGGGGTACAACGAGTTAATGTCGATTGAACCGATCCATTCGTGAATGCCTTTTTTGGGAGTAGCAACATAGGCACCTGCGGCTTGCGTGTCATCATCTGTCAACCTTTCTTTTCGATTAGGAACCACTAGCCCACGTTCATGGGCTTCATTAATAATAGCTTGCTCAGTCACTGCTACAGCACCCATTGTGGTCTGTAACAATACAGTATTGGCATGCGCCAATTCATTGGCTAGGTCTAAGAACTTGAGTTTCTTGTCAAGTTTGGCCAGCAATGCTGTATCTTGTCGATTGTATTCAATAAACGTCTTGAAATTTTGATTATAAAGTTGATCCAGGGTACCTTCAAACACCGTCTTACGTTCATTAAGTTCGTGCTCGCCGATGGCATCTAAACTATAACTGTGGCGTTCTTCATATGTGTACTTGCGATACAGTTGCATATAGTCCATGTGTACACGGCCAATTAGATCGTATGTTTGATTTTCTGCTCCAAACCTTTCAAACATACGTTCCTTGGGATACTGTCCCCAAAGGCACATCCTACGAGTATCGTCTTTAGAAAGCACACGAGTGATACGGTTAACCACATAGGGTATATCATAGCCCTCGCTGTTCCAACCGCTTAACACATCCGCATCATCAATGAGATCTAAGAATGTCTTTAACATTTCAGCTTCATTATCAAATAACATGCAGTTGGTAAAATCTTGTGTTAGATCTAGTGCAGTTTCTTTGGAAAGATGCTTAGGCGGTATGGCCAAAGTAACCAACTGATCCATCCATCCCAGGTACACACTGATGGCTGTAATTGGGTTAAACGGATCTGAGGGTGGACTAAATCCTTTTAGTGGATCAAAGTCCACCTCAATATCAAAAAACGCTGTCTGTAACTTTGGAGCGTCTTGCCCTAGGTAGTTGTCGGCAAAACATCTAAAGACTGGGTTGATATCGCTTTCGTATAAATCTGTTTTACTGTGTAGTCGAAGTTCCTTGCGAAACTCTTTGTTGCTTCTACTGGAAATTCGACTAACTGGATCACCGTATATGGTCTGGAACTTACCACGTGGGTCTTTGTAATAGAACACATAATTTGCGGGATATTCACGATAAATTCTCTCGCCGTTTTTGCGTTATACAACATGGATGCGATCGTGTGCTCGATCAAATAATGCGTCAACATAGCTCATTTGTTATTATAGCAGGTTTAAAAGTTAAATGCAACACTTATTTAGAATTTTAAATTTTTCATTAACTCTCTATAAAACTTTTCTTGAGAGGTCATCCACTTGTCGTAGTCACTGGGTTTAATAGGGCTCAATGGTGTTCCGAAATGTTCAACAATACTTTCGTTGATTCTGGGTGTGTTGGATCGAGCTGTTAACAGTATATCCTGTAGCTCTTTGAACAAGTCTGGGTTCATAGTTGTTGGACCGACTATGATATTAATATTATTAAGTTTATCGGTGTTTGGATAACCTTGTTCAATCAATGTTTTAAATCCGCCTTGACGCTTGGAACCAGTAATACCAACAATGGCCATTTCTGGATGCATTGTTATGCCTCTAATTTCCTCAATGAATAGGTCAAGATGTCCGCCTTTGACCTGTGTTACAGTCTCCGGTGATGCATTAAATGGTATAATTATGGTATTTGGATGTTTGAATTTAAACTGTTCACTTAGCGCATGAAATGTCCCACCTAATCCTGAACCGATTGCAAAATTAATTTGTGGCTTTTTAATAAGTGATTCAAGCGTGGGATTAACTTGTGTGTTATATCCAATAGCCAATGGAACTTCAGCCATTAATACCATTGGCTTGAATGCGTTAATTGCATAGCTGTTGTCGGGGTCGGTGATGGGTTTTAAGAAAAATGCAGTGGTTGTTAGCATCAATGTTGGGCGGCCCGCATTTAAGGTTTTTCGAGCGGCAACCACACCAGCCGCACCCTGCGCCTGCATCAATACAAAGTTATATTTTGTCTGTGATGCATTGGCTTTGTCCAACATTAACCGTGTCCAGTTGACACGATCAACACCTAGGCTGTAAGGCCACAGCACTTCAACATCAATTGACGGTTGTGCATAGACAATATTGGATACAGCAAATAGTAATGCTAGTAATAGTTTTTTCATTTGTTACTCCTTGATAAAATTTGGGTTAATCACTTTTCTTGGGACAAAATCGTCCACGGTGGGCAAATAACTGCCACATTCACAGACACCTTTATATGAATACTTCACATACTCACCAGGTGCCTGTAGATAGTTAAAAATGGGAATTGAATAAAGATTGGATAGTAGGGTACCTTCGCTGTGATCCACAGAATGCACTAGGTCGTCATGAAAGTGCAAATGACCATGCGGGCATGTAAAATGCACAGACCCCATTTCAGCTGATCCGTATAAGTCGGTGATACGATCAACACCAAACGCATCACACAAATATTCTTCGTCAGTGA